GCGTATTCTGAGTACTACCCCTCAGAGAGGTTGGGTTAGTGTTAATGATCCTTTAGCTGATTATGTCCGGAAAGTCTTGTTATCCTATTGGAGAATCATTTTCTATGATGATGATACTCTCAAACGTAGGATTTTCCGCGGCTCTGTGAAGTCCTTGTTGCGGCAATATAAATTGCCCTACTCCAAGACAACAGATTTGTGTGAGCGTGCTTTTCATGATGTATATAGAGATGCAGCGAGTGCTCCCTCAGGCTATCTCGCCAATCCTGGTCGCATCGTCATTTTTCGATCAGAAAGTGGTCTGGAGGATAAACATGTCTATTATGTTGAGAGTGTATTTATGTTCACCCATGATCTTGTTTATGCTCGTTGCACGCGTACGTATATCGCGGCATTTGTCAATCTTTGGCACAAGCTGACTGGTACCTCCGTTTTGGGATCTCTTTCAAGTTCTCTTCAGACCTATATGTTAGAGTTTGGTGTGGATATTTCTGGTACCATGCCAAATATTCAGTTTCAATCTGAGGGATATGCTCTTCAATTATGTGATGTCGTTCAAGATCTCTTTGCGAAGAAGCAGGAAGTTCTCGAATCTCCCCTTGGGAAGAAATTTCTCCCATTTCTTCGTTATCTCATGGTGAGCCCTCTCCTTGTTTCAATGTCTATCGATAGAGATGATCCCGTCTATCTTGCGCTAGAAGGAATTGCTTGTTCACGTTTTGCGAAACGGTTCTCCACTGTTGGCTTCCTCCTAGCCCTTACAGATTTTGTTACATTTGCCTATAGCTCTTGGCATCAGTCTCTCTCCTCCCCTCATTCGCGGATCTTTGCTTTCCTGCATGGCTCGACCACATATGGAGAGTGGTATGATCGCTATCATGTGCTTGTTCAAACCCGTCGCGGTGATGAGCCTCCCACGGATGATGATCTATTTGCTGTTAGCAAACTCGTCGATGATGGGACCGAGATTGCAGCTCGCCTTTTCGCAAAGGGGGATCGCATGTATGCCACTATGGATCGAATGCTTAAGAGCTCAATTGTCGCAAGGGATTCCGTAATTCGCCGTATAGGCGGTTTTCGGAATCGCATGTGCCCTTTCGCTATATGTATCGAGGGTCCACCAGCTATTGGTAAGACAACAATTATCAACTTAGCTGCTGTTGCAGCCGCTCACGCTATGGAGTTAGATCCCGCACCCCACTATAGGTATACTGTAGACCCCACTTCACAGTTTTGGGATGGATTCAAGTCCAACATGCATACATTGCTTTTGGATGATATTGCTCAACTGATCCCAGCACCTGGACAAGTAGAGAAATCGATTGAAGCATTGTTTCGGATCAATAGCTCGGTTCCTTTCCTCACAAATCAGGCGTTCGAAGATGAGAAGGGTAAGAATTATTGCTTGCCTCATATAGTGATCGCGACCACTAATCACGGCCACGATTCAACTCGTTGGGGTGATTTATGTTTTCGTGCGATTTTCAATGAGGTTGCAGCTGCTTCTCGCCGGCTCCCTTATCGGATTGTGCCTAAAGTGAGACCTGAGTTCTGTAAAAAGTCCGGCGATACAACCCTTAAAGCTTTAGACACCGAACTGGCGGCGGGTCATACTGACCTGTGGACTTTTGATATCGTCCAGGTTATTACAGTTGATAGAGAATCCAAATTCGTACCTTTATTTACTGAAGTTTCGACTGGCGATTTTACGAAGATTGTTTATGATCTAGCTCGAGCCCACAAAGAGAATGAGCAAACTATGCTCGATTCTCGTAATGAGATCGATAAGATGGCGATGTGTTCTCATGGACGCCTGTCTGGGGTTTGTAGTGACTGCTTCAAAATAGAATCAACTCCATACTTCCTTTACTTTACGCTCTTTGTTCAGTGGATCACGCTGACTCTGATATATACAGTTTTGTTTCAGGTTATTGAGATTGTGGTATGGTTATCCCCCTATTTTGGAGGGATGGCTCGCCGGTATTTCTATTTACGCTATAAGCTCATCCTGGTACAACAGAGATTGTGTATGATTAAGAGTAAGTATTATATCTCGAAAGGTGTGGTCTTTGGTTCCCGGATACGGCAAGGTTTGTGTGAAGCGGGAGAGCGAGTGAACGCTCTTCCAGCGCACATAAAGGCTTTAGTGATTGGTATGTTAGCCGCTGTTTCTGGCTTGGCGATAGCCAACTACGCTAAGACGCTATTTCGTGAACCCATGGAGCCTCAGGGTGGTCTTGCTTCGAGACATGCCAATGAGTGGGTATCAAAAGCGGAGAAGTATACTCCTAGATTTGATCTGCTCAAGCGCCAACCTCCAACCAAGGTGCATGATCCATTGCATCTCATCCCTTTGATCCAACAAGCTACCTATATAATGCGAGTTGATGGAAAATTCTGTAGAGCACTCGCAATAGGTGGAAACAAATTCCTGACTGTTTCACATATGCTCCCTGACCGTTTGGCTACTTACAATATCACGATGACTCAAGGACTTACACCTATCAGAGAGACTCGTACTTATCCTATTTCACCTCAGCATAGAATGCGATTGGGAAAGTCCGACCTATTGGTTTTACATCTCCCAACTCGTTCCCATGCCGACTTAACCCGTTATATGGGCCCTCTATTCCCTCAGGAATCTCGGGTAGTAGGCCATGGCTTCTTCGTCAATGATGAGGAAGATACTGCTGTAGTCCTAACTCCCACCAGACAAGTTTATGACCCTCAAGGCTATGTAGCTGATGGTTATAAATATAAGCGGAGTGGGACGGGACTTTGTGGTTCCACGCTAATTCAAGAGCTATCCCCAGGCCTTTGGTCTATCGTGGGCCTTCATGTTGCAGGGGCCGTTGATCAAGAAGAAGGTATTTGCGAACAGCTAGCGAGGAGTCTATTCGAGAATCTCAATTTAGGTCCTGGTTTCCCCGGGATTGACCTTCAGGGAAAGACGCTTGGCCCTCTTCATGTGAAGAGTGGTATTGGTGGCATTGACTCTGGATCCGGTATTGTACTGGGTTCACTGGTAGATGGCCATCGATCCAAGCGGTCTAGTGATGTCCGTTCAACTATCATCGATGATGGCACATCCGATCGTGTTCCTCCACCTCTGAAGAAGGGTTGGTACCTTTTACCTAATGGCGATCGTGTTTACCACGATCCCATGACATTGGGTATCACCCCCGCACTGCAGTCAAAGAGTTGTGTTCCGGGCGATCTTTTAAGGAAAGCCGCCCGGTGTTACCTCGATGATATTAAGAGCGTTGGGCCACCACGAGCCATTCTGACCCTACATGAAGCCATCAATGGTGTTCCAGGGGCACCCTATATGAAAAGAATCAATATGAGGACTTCAACTGGTTACCCCTATAATACAGTTAAAACTAATATGATGGTTCAGGATGAGGCGACTGGTGATTGGGCTTTCGGTCAAGAATTGCAGGACGATTGCGACCGCATTGAAGCTATTTATGAACGTGGAGAGTGCGCTCTGCCCATCTTTATGGCGAGTCTAAAGGATGAGCCCGTATCGAAAGCAAAAAGAGATGCTGGTAAAGCCAGAGTATTTTGTGGAGCGCCGGTTGCGTGGTGCGTTTTGGTTAGAAAATACTTTCTCCCGATCCTCGATCTGCTCCGACATAATCGTTTACTGTGTGAGAATGCTGTTGGAATGAACGTGGCAAGTAAAGAATGGCATGAGCTGTACCTTTACTTGATCCAGTATGGAATCGACCGTCTGATCGCCGGTGATTACGCTACATTTGATAAATGCATGCGTCCAGAAGCCATTTTATGTGCTTTTGATGTTCTCATTGGTTTAGTGGCCATCCTGCCAAAGTCAGTTCGCGATCCGCTAGGTTACACTGACAAAGCTATTGCCATTATGAAACTAATTGCTCAGGATGTTGCATTCCCTGTAGTCAATGTCGATGAGGCACTGGTGTGGCTTATGGGGTCAAACCCCTCTGGCCACCCAATTACAGTGGACATCAATTCTATTGTGAATTCTCTCTACGTGCGATGCGCCTTCGAAGATGTGACCAATATAGATATGTCTCTTTTTCGGCATTTTGTGGCTTTGATGGTTTTCGGTGATGATAATGTTATGAACGTGTCTTCTCGCGTTGATTTTGATCACACGAAACTCCAAACCAAGTTGGCGGAGTGGGGCATTACATACACAATGGCGGACAAGAATGCTATGAGTGTCCCATTTCTGCATATCAGCGAAGTCGACTTCCTGAAGCGTCGGTTCCGCTGGGATGAGGATGGATCCATGAGAGCGCCTTTAGCTGAAGCTTCTATAAGGGGAAGTCTGAACGTTTGCGTAGCATCCCGTGCTATTCCCCATCAGCAGCAGCTTTTAGACATTGCGGATTCAGTTTGTCGTGAATGGTGGCATTACGGCAAAGATAAGTATGAGATCGAGACAGAATTGTTGGGGCAGCGCCTCTCCAGTCTCGGTTTTAAGCCACCACGTTACGAGAGTGTGGAGCCAAGAGCTCTTTTACTCTCAGATAGTTGGGATGACGACTCGGGAAATTTTATACCCTGTTTCGAGCCCGCAGTCCACCAGCTATCAGAAGGAGAGACAGGCGATGGTTACCGGCCTGAGTCAGCCTGTGACCGTGATTACCGACTTTCTAACAACAATAATAATAGTGGTGATGTCAACACCGAAACTCATGACACAACGCAGAGTTCAACTGAACAGGTAACCACGTATATGGAGTCCACTCAAGATGATGTATTCCAGAACGTTGGATTCCAAGATGATGTGGGGATTCACAAGGTTTCTTTTCAGCAAGGAACACAGGAAGACATCTTGCAATTTGGGGAGGAGGATATCCACTTAGGAAATTTTCTTAAGCGCCCCCTTCGGCTCGGTCAACATGTAATTGGGAGTAGTGGCTTTAGGTTATCAGGGGTTGATTATCCCCTGGGAATCGACCCTTGGGTTGCTTTTCTTAAGCATCCCTCCATTAGGCCCAAAATTCAGAATTTTCGTCTCATTCGTGGAACTCTTAAACTACGGTTTGTAACGTCTGGTAATCCCTTTTATTTTGGGAGAGATATGATTTGTTATGAACCCTTCCATAGAGCTGCACCGAGTATTGCGAGTGGAGTAACTTATAGTCGCCAGCGATTGCAATTCGGAAATCCGTGGAGTGGTTCCCAACTTCCCCATGTGACTATTGATCCGAGTACGTCCTGCACTTGCGAGATTGATTTACCTTTTGTCTGGTATTATGATTGGTTGGATTTGAATGATTTAGACGCTATGACGATCGAGCCTACTCCAGTACAGTCGACCAAGCGTCCCCCCCTGGGGATCCTAGCCCCTGTGCGCTTAGCTGCTTTTGGTACAGTTGGGTCGGCCCCACCCGCTCAGATGCCTCTTGTATCTGTGTATGCGTGGTTCGGAGATGATGTAAAGCTGGCAATGCCCACCAGTTACGTGGCCCAGGCAGGCTCAGACGAGTATGGTCAGGGTATTGTATCAAAACCTGCTAGTACAGTTGCCCGAATCGCAGGCCGTTTAACCGATATCCCTGTTATTGGTAGGTTTGCGAGAGCAACTGAGATCGGTGCTCGTGCAGTATCCTCGATAGCCTCTCTTTTTGGATTCTCCACGCCTGTGAATCTTGCTCCTCATAATCCAATGATGAATCAGCCTTATCACAACATGAGCGTCACCTCTCGTGATGTAACGGTCCAGAAGATAACGTTCGATCCCAAACAGGAGGTTACTATCGATGGTACCGCTGTCGGTTTGGGTCCGGAGGATGATATGAGGATTATGGCTGTTGCCGGGCGTGAGGGGTTGCTTACAATTCTGGATTGGGAATTGGGCGATGCTTCTGGCGAAACGCTAGGGCAAGTGCCAGTGGATCCTACAACCCGGAATGTTATCCCTCAAGGCTTGGAGCAATATTTTGTTGTAACTCCTGTTGGTTTTATCTGCACTTTGTTCCAGCTTTGGCGAGGTCCTCTTACATTCAAATTTGTTTTTGTGTGCTCGGCGTATCATCGGGGTCGAATCAAGATCGCCTGGGAACCTGACGAAGATGCTCCCTCGCCAGATATCAACACCTCAAATCTCATTTATACACGAGTAGTGGACATCGCGGAAGTTAAGGAGTTGGAATATACTGTAGGATGGGGCCAAGCAGCCCAATATCTCTCTACAGAGGGAGCTAAAACTTCCAATGGCTATCTCAAACTTAGCGTTCTAAATCCTCTGCAAAGCCCATCTGATGTAGCTGACGAACATGTTAAGATTTTGGTGTATGTTAAAGCTGCAGATGGCTTTCAAGTACGACTAGGAGGGAATACGTATTCAACGCTGATGTTTGGAGCAGATAATGCGCCTCTTCTCCGAGAGACGGAGGAAAAAGAGAGCCCTAAAGAGGATAATGGCGAGGAAGTCCTTGAGAAAGAGGTGATTTACCAAGCCGAGGCCGGAGATGATTCCCAAAGCGACGGAATGATGCCGGCGAACCCACAAGGTGCATCTATTCATCATTATATGACTGCGTGCCATGAAGATAATGGAGCGAGCGATCTAGTTTATACAGGAGAGGCTAATGTGAGCTTGAGGAACCTCGTCAAGCGTCCGGTGTTCTTCCGGAGGTTTTACTGGAGATTCCCTCCTCCCACGGGGATACTCGCCGACTCAGCAGTAATGGGGCGATCGGTCATCCAGCTTCCCCTATACCCCTTTCCCTGCGGGATTACAAGGAGCTCAGGTTTAGCGTATAATGATACATCATCGTGGGGACTTGTGTTCCGCGGTCCTTCAAATGTGGTCAATAACTGCCTGACGACCTACGTTTCTCTCGCTTATGCCTGCGTGCGTGGCGGGACCCGATATCACCTCCAATTGAATACGACTAACCCTACTACTATCGTTAAAACGACGCGGGCGAATAGTCCTGTAATCGATGTTGTTACCTCCCAGATCGTATTAGATGTGGAGAACTATGAAAGCGAGTCCGTTAGAGCGTGGAAGGAGATGGGCTACAAGTTCAATCGGGGATACACTTTGCACAATATGCAATCGCAAACAGGAATCTCGGTGGAAGTTCCGTACTATCATAACAAGAGGTTCTGCATTCCAAATGATGGTTCTGGAGGCAATAACGTTTATGAAGACGATGATGTGTACACTCCCAAACTGGAAGTGCGCACGGAGGAGCTCTTCGCGTATAGGCTTCTCGGTGACGCTGAGGTCACAGCTCGGTGGTATGACGTTTACGCCGGTGCTTCGGAGGATTTCTCCTGTCATTGGTTTCTGGGTCTTCCCCCCTTCCGAACACTTACCCCTACATAAGGGGTCTTCTCCCCCGTAATGGGGGACCCTGGTCCGAAAATGAGAACTGATAGCTCTACCAGAAAAGGTGAAATGTACCACGAATAATCCAGCTATGGCTGGGCCCCCGGTTCGAAAATGAGATACTGATAACTCTACCGAAAAGATGAAATGAATCAAGCTTAAAGAGCGCTAGTCTGTGGCGCTCGCCCCTATGGGGTGCATAAGGCAAGTTTAGTGACTTGAAGAAGTCAAGGTTTTTCCCACTCTATCCCTGAGTGTTTTCCTTCAAGTGTGACTGGGCTTGCCCAGTCGCAGACAATTTTAATTCACTTGCTTGCAATATCCGCAGC